TTTAGCTTCACGGTCTTTCTGCTTCTGTTCTTCTATGCGTTTATCTTCAGCCTGTCGTTCTTCCATCATTCTTTTGCGCTCGGCTTGCATCTCATAATAGACTTCTGCATTGCCAGACCAAAACAGTATATCTTTTAATTCTTTTTCATGTTGCCTAAGTGCCCTAGATTGCATGGCCAACTCTAATGCTTTGGCATTGATCTCCGCATTGCTCATGCGGATAGATTCTATCTTGGCTTTGGTAGCAGAATGATGCAGATCATCCGCAGCCTTGTAGAAAGTGCTGAATTCGTTTATGAGGCCGTTTATATCTTTACCTAATTTGACTGCTTGTTTGATACCGGCCACTGCACCTTGTGCTATCGCAAAAGCGGTGAACGGATCGATCATTTTCGTGCGTCCTTAGAATTAAGTGATTCTGATTTAGGTGGCGGTGGAGGAGGCGGGGGCGGTATAGGAGGTTCTGGATATTGTACACATACCATTTTATGTTGTACAGGTATCTGTGATTTGAGGTCAGCTAGGCTTCTTTGACAAGTAGCCTCATCCTGAAAATATCCAATCTGCTGTATAACCGGCGATACAATCCCTGCGCTGATGATAGCAATAGACCATACCATATTAGCCATAAGTCATGGCCTCACATCCACATCCAGATGCCTTGACTCATCAATACTGCACCAATTAATCCTACACCAATACTAGAATAGAACATGCCCATACTAACCGCTAGTATACTAGCAGATAATAGTACAATACTTAATTGTAGTGTTGAACCAGCAAATGTCAACCATGGACTATGTTGTTTAGCTTCATCTCTCTCAGCTTCTAACTTTCTAGCTTTGACCATGAGTTCTTTCTTGCCCTCATTCTTGACTGGATCACTTTCATAACGATCAATCTTAGCTGTCAATTGTTCAACTTTTTTAGTATCTTTTCTAGCGATAGCATCATCTCTGGCATTTTCTGCTATAGTTTGTTTGATGCTCTTAGCTTGATAGAAACTCCAAGTGTCATTGATTTGCATGGTATTGGTCAATACTTTGCTACTGATTCCGTTAGCTATGTATGTGTTAACTGCTAGTAATGCTGCGATTACTGTGATAGTCCAACCGGCTCTATCCTTGATATGTGCTTCACGTTCACTACGTGATAGAGGTTTTTGTTCGTCTGCCATGATTACTCCTTATTGACCATTGGTCCGATTTTCTTTGCTGCGCCCATTTTTTCTTCCATCACAGCAATATGCATACGGTTCTCGCCGATCATGTCACGATTCTTTTGGATTTCTTTTTCCAAATCTTGACGTAGTTTTTCACGGGCAAGTTCTGCTCCGGTGTTACTTGCTTGTTTGTTGTCGGTAGTCACAACTAGGCTGACTTTTTGATTCAAGATGGTTACATCATGTTGCAATGCACCCAATGCTGAAATCAAGTAACCCACTGATCCTACTAGTAATGGTAATAGAGCAAACAAAAGTTTCTCTATGAACGCACCTTTTTCGTGTGCGGATTCTGCTGTTTTTTCTGCCATTTGTGTACTCCTTATTATTGTTATTATTGTACCCATATATTTAGCTATAAAATCGTTACAATCTAGTTGCAGATAAATATAATCATGCGTATACAAGAAATTTTTGAAGAAATTGAGAGTGAACCAGAAGAAAAGATGCCACATCTATACTTAGATATGGATGGAGTTCAAGCAGATTTCTTTGGAGCATGGGCACAAAGACACAATGTTCCAACATACAAAGAGATTCCAAATAGAGAAGCAGATATAAATGTTTTAGCAAATAGTAGCGCAGAACAAGTCTACCAGTTTTTTCGTGACTTGAAACCACTTACAGGTGGTATGCGTATCGTCATGTGGTTGAACGATAACAAGATTCCGTTTACGGTATTGTCTGCCCCATTGCGTGGCCCATATGCAAGTGCCAGCATAGAAGCTAAAAAAGATTGGTTAGACCAATATAATCCTGGCACAAGTAACGGTGCAATATTTACTGCCGCAAAGTACAAACATGCACTAAACGGTGGCATTCCAAATGTGTTAGTAGATGATTACGGCAAATACTTAGGTGCTTGGAACAATGCAGGTGGTATCGCAGTCAAGCATGAAGATAGTAATACCCAACAAACTATCAAAGAACTTGAACAGATTTATGGTCCGTTTATCCATAAGACTTGATAAGTAATCAACAAACAAACTATACTTAATACATGGCTAGACCTAATCCCGGGCAAGAAAGAATGCGTTACGAAGTTATAACGCAACCTATGCCAAACAATGACGATGACTTATTATTGCCTATCCCACAAGCATTGCTTGACCAAATGGGCTGGAAAGAGGGAGATAATATTGAGATTGGATTAGACGCAGAAGGCCGTTATATATTAAAGAAAACATGAATAATAGTTCAATCTATCCACCAACATACCCACAAGTTCATACAACTACAGGTACTAGTATAAATATAAATCCAATAACTACAGGAACTAACGGGCAATTTCTAGTCAGTAATGGCGCAAGTCCAGTCTGGACTGATACTATTAATTATCAACCTACTGGTACTTTGCAAGTTAAAGGTGATGCTGTTTTTGAGGGTGATATTAAAGTCAAGGGCAAAAGCCTAGACAAGACTTTGACTAAACTAGAAGAACGATTAGCGATACTACATCCCAACGAAAAACTAGAAGTAAAGTGGGAAAAATTACGAGAATTACGTAAGCAATATATGGAATTAGAGGCTGACATTTTAGAAAAAGAACAGATTATGGAAATCCTCAAAAGATGACGGTTGACAATAAATGGGTTTTGTATTATAATATCTCTATATTAACTATGTTTATACCCGTATGACCATGCATCTAGCACATCCCTCCCTATCGATGGGCGGCAAACGCAAGGGCAAAATCAAGTTTCGCAATGCAGAGGAAGCACGTAAACACCGTGAACTAGAATCTGACTGGCACGAACTACAGAAAAAGTGGGGCGTGGAGCAACAAGAAAAGAAACGCAAACGAGCAATGGCAGCAGAACCATTGGTCTATTCACTTGATACGCCTATCGGTCGTACAAATACACATCACATCAAGAGTTTAGATACTGGACATTATGGTCCCGTGTCCAGCAAGCCAGCACCGAAATACACAGGAACAAAGATTCTTGGTATCGGTACTATGCACAAGAGCAATGCTGTTCCTGTCTTTAGCGATGAGGAAGCTAAAGATATCAGCACAATGCGCCGCAACTAAAGGAGTTTAATAAACTAAAATGGCAAAAGAAGAGGGAATCAAGATGGACGGCAAGGTAATAGATGTATTACCCAATGCTATGTTCAAAGTAGAGATGAATCCTAGTAATGTGATTACTGGTTACATCAGCGGTCGTATGCGTAAGAACGACATTAAAATATTACTGGGTGATACTGTTGAAGTAGAATTCAGTCCTTACGATTTGTCAAAAGGCCGTATCACACGGCGTAGATAATGCATCTAGAGGTCATCAGTAAAGACCGTGCTACAAGATTTGTCAGGGAAACGCATTACAGCAAAGTAATGCCAAAACTAACAAAACACTTTCTTGGTTGTTTTATCAACGATCCTGATAGTGTTTTTGAGAATGATAAACTAGTCGGCGTAATCACATTAGGTTGGGGAACCAGACCCTTACACACTATTCAAAAGTTATTTGCTGGATATACCAGCGATGATTACTATGAGATAGGCAAAATGTGTATGAGTGAGGAAATGCCACGCAATAGTGAAAGTCAATTACTCAGTCTCACAATCAACTGGATGAAGAAAAATACCCCAGAAAAGAAATATCTTTTTACATGGGCTGATGGCATTGTTGGTAAACCAGGATATGTTTATCAAAGTGCTAACTTTTTGTACGGTGGGTATATCTGGACTGAGGTATATGTTACTGACAAGAATGAGAAGATTCACCCAAGAACTATGCAGGGTCTAGGGGAGAAAAAAGAAGGTCAATCATATGGTTCACGACCTGATTTTACTGCAAGAAAACAACTGAACTTGAGCCGTGTTTGGGGCAAGCAGTTTAGATATATCTATCCAATCAACAAAACAGCTAGAAAACATTTAAAGAATAGCACAGTAAGTTGGGATATCAACTACCCCAAAGATAAAGATTTAGTCTGGGATATACTACGCCCGGGTGAGACTACAAAAGAACAAACAACTGTGATGCCGTTCGTGCAGACAGGATACATTGAGATGCAGAAACAGTAATACAATCCCGTATAGCATAAATACTATGTTATGCGTGACATTATTACATTGCTTGAGGAAAAGAGTAAGCCTCAAGATATAGAAATCATACCACTGAACTTCACACCAAATGAAGTTAGTCCCGTACTGTCCAAAGATA